ATTGAAGGAAAGGTCATGACACCTCAGGGTATTTAGTGGCGCTGAAAACGTCGCTAGACATTCCCGTTGGCATACGCACAGCGCGAATATCCAGAAGGCCATCCTCACGATAAGTCGTGGAAGTGACTTGATACTGATCCGTTTCCGTAAAAGTCTGGCCGGCGCTAGTCGTGATTGACAGATTGAACTTGAACAGACGACCTGGGTTCAGATCAACGCTGCTCTTGAAGCACGTAAACGTAACGGTCTTGTCCTGTTGCTTTCGCATGGCAAGCAAGAAACGTGCCACCGTAAGTGCGTGCTCTTTTGACGTGCAGAAACCTGAGAGGTCGTAGTTCAGGCGGTCAGGGCCTTGATAAGTAGCTGGTCCAACCGTGACTGTTTCTTTCGTGCCAGGCATGTAGCGGTTTTGTCTGCGCCAAACAATGGTCACGTTGGCATCACCTCTTTCTGTAAGAGTTGCGTAATCGAATGTGAGCGAGCCTGGAACGATATTGTCGAGAGTTACGGTTTGGCTCGCTGGCGCGGCAGACACCTTTGCCTGTGAGTCAATTAGCGCAGGGAACAATGTGTAGACACCGTTTCTTACGCCAAAGCGATGCAAGAAAAACTTGGCGTGTTCACTGATAAACTCATGCGCTCCAACCCTTTCTGTAATTACTCCGTCATAAAACAGGTTTCTGCTTCCGGTGTATGTGTTCGCATCACCAAAAGAGGTTAGATCTATTTGACTGTTTGTAAGCGATCCGCTTGAGCCTGGGTAGTACGTAAGCAAGTGATAGCAAAGATCAGGAAAAAGATTTGACGTACCAGTAGTTTGATCTACTTTAGTTATTTCAGCGCCGTTATCGTAGTAAGTCATCAGCTGGCCTAGACCAGATATTCCTTTGCCACCACGCATAGTTAATACTCCCATTCCCATGTAGGGGTAGTCAACACCTCCTTCAATTCCTTCGTTTACGTAGCGAATGCCGACGCCATATTCCGTTGCTTGATCGTCAAGCTTGGCTTCGCTAGTTACAGCATCGTAAAATCCTTTCCACATGATCTTAAAGCCGTCATTTGCTGTAAAGTTAAATTCTTGATTGGAGTTTGGATAGAGGACAGGAACTCGATTCTTTGCATTATTTTTTGTAGCAAAAACGCCGTATCTTTCATCTATGAATTGCTCTTTCAACGCATAGCTGGTTTGGTCGGGCAACAATGGTACGAATTTGTATTCGTATGCGTCAGCATCAGAACCTGGGTGCTTCACGCGTAAGTTTGCGTACAACTCTGATTCATTGGGGTTTGTAACGCAAAACGGCTTTTCATATACTTCTCGCCATTCAGTACTGGTATTATCGATTTTTCGATAAAGCAGTTTGAAGAACATCTTAGGCACTTGAGGATTTTTCAATATCCTTTTAGTGACAGGAAGCTCGCATGGAGCATAAGTGTTATACACATCAGGATCAAAGTCGCCGGTAACCCTTTCCCAGTCTGTGCTATTGTCGCTTTCTGATAAAAAATTATCTTTATAATCCCATAAAATCTTAGATGGTAAGTCGTTCAGGTCAATAAACAAAACCACGCCTCCGCCTCTGCTTGCATTGGGTCCATAAGACCTTAAAAACCTATTCCAGACTTCTGCTATGTACTCCGACGAAAATAGTTCGTAATTTTTTCTCATCAATGCGTAAAAAGCAGTAGATGCAGATATGACCTGAATCTCGGGACGCTTGTTCTTAAACGTGTAGCCCGATAAGTAACCTACAGGTTTAGGTACATATTTCCTACCATATGGACCATTGACGGCTAGGCTACTGCTTTCTGTAGTGAATGTATTGGCTCTGGTTTTGTAATACCCTTTTCCAATCTGGGTAAACTTTTCTACCGCTCTCCACTGAGACCCTATAGGAATGCCTTCGATTTCACTTGTAACGGCAGCAGGTTGAGGAATGTTGACACTAAAGCCAAACTCAGTTGAGTTGCAAAGACGTGTGTTTGCAACTGATGCAGATACAGGATTGTATTGAATCCTCGTCCCAGTCGTTGGGTTGGGGATTAGTACTGTAAGCTCAGGATTTACAGAGGTTTCGCAATCAGGTGGTTCGCCTTCTAGTCCAAAGCTTGCTCCTGGGCTAAAGGATTGCGATAAGCCGCGAACAGCAGATTTTGTAGATTGAACGGTAAAAAATTCATCGTTAGGACCAAGCGTGCCACTAAGAAAATAATCCCCATAGGTGACAGTGTTTAACGCTGTCGGATCGTTATCGGCTGTAGAGCCGTTGGTAAAGTTTAATCTCCAAAATTCAGGCTGTTTGGTTTGGATAAGATCGTTTCCGATGCGGAATCCCTGTTGAGGCGGTTTGTCTAAATTGACTCCACCTTCAGCAAGAACAAAACCGATTCGTGCCCATTCATACGCTCCAGCGCTGTGCATACGCTGATAAACCAGCTGTGGAGTATGGACAAAACCGCCAGTACCTTGTTCAGTCCGCTTGCCGAACAAAATCTTGATAGGCTCTCCTAGTGTTGCCAGCTCTTGACTAGGTGCATTTAAGCCGTATGTGGAAATATCGTATTCTTGTATAGTAACGCGGTCGCCTTGGCGTCTCTTTCGATCAGAAGATTTTGCCATCTCTATCGACTCGTTATTGGCAGTCTACCGGCGTTGACGGTAGTCAAGCTGCGAAACGGAACCATACCAGGTGCATCACCATTACCAACAGGCCGTAATGGGCTGCCGATGACAAGGGTTACTTCAACAAGCGTAATCGAAGCATCAGTGACAACGCCAGTGGATACCCAGTCCGATACAGGAGTTGAAGTGTTGTAGTCAGACTTAAACGCGCGTATTGTTGCAGGAATTGCATCGGTGATGAAACTCTCTAAACGCGCTTGAGTGAACGTGCCAATGGGAAAGCGAACTTCAATGCTTTCTCCTTCGCCTTCTGCATTGCTTTCAAACTCGCTGCAGATGAAAGGAGCAAAGTCTGGTGCAAGTGCATCGGCGTTTTGTAGCGTGACGCCCTGACTCGGGATTTCAAATTGCTGCCAGTAAAACTGTGTAGACATCAGCTAACCCTCGGGCTCTTGCCGTATTTGTTGCTGGTGTCGCGGGAAAGCGTTGCAACAACGCTGCCGACGGCATTGTTCAGATCGGCAACTGTGACGTAATCTTTGTTGCCCATACGCATTACGGGGCCGGTGCTCACATTAACAGTGGTGTTGCCGCGAGCAGTTCGGCTGCCCATTCCGTTGCTGCTGCCGTTTCCTTCAACAACGGATTCGCCGCGTGCGCCTCTGGCGTAACGCTCCATGCTGGAACGCATTTTGCTTTCGGGAATGACGTATTCGTTCTCGCCGCGCTCGCCGACCACTGCTTGGGTTGGACGAGTTACATATCCGCCTTCTGCAAATGTCGTTGTTTTGGCTTGGTACTCAGGAAGAATTCCAGCTTTAACCAGCCGATTAACGTATTCTCGCTCTGCTGATGTTAGTTGGCTACTAGTACGGCGCGGGTCTTGAATGAAACTGCCTTTAACCGTCGGCGTGCGCCATGATCCGCCAGTCGCTCCACCACCACCACCACCACCACCAGCGGCTCTCGCTGCGCGCTCTTGGGCTCGTGCTGTACGTTCGGCGGCATCGGCAACTTTATTTTGGTTGTTGGCGTAGATCAAAGATTCCGCTGATGCCGCAAAGACAGCTTGCGCTCCACGGATTTGTTGGTTTGCGACCTGTTCGCCGACTTTTACGTTGTATTCTGCAATCTTTAATGCCTGTTGCTGCACTTTCATGGCGTCTACATCCGCCTGCGTGAGTTTGTCCTCGGCTCTTTTGCGTAGATTTGCAACCTCTAGTTCCTTCGTTGCAAGCTGAACTTGACGGTATTTGAGACGGGTACGCTCTACTTCGGCTTGAATTTGTGCAATGGTTTGCTTATAGATAAGCTGAACCTTGTCAAGTTCAAGTTGAAGAACTGCGGCAGTATCTCCCCTTTGCTTGGCACGTTGGATTTCTAAATCTTTGATCTTTAGTTCGGTGTTGTAATACGCACCAGTTAATTTGGTGCGTCCTTCGGCTACAGCTTGCTCGTTCTGAAGGCGGAGCTTGCTTGCCGTGACAACTCTCTGGAGCGCGTCGGCTTGCTTGCTGTAGAGATCGAAGACACGCTCGGCTTCACGGGCTATTTTTGCCTCTGCTTCAGCACGCTTGAGTGCGTCTGAAGCTGCAAACTGCTGTTTTCGTGCTGCAATCTCGGCACTAACATCACGGCCTGAACGGTTGACTGCATCGGTGGCTTTTCTGACCGCAAGGCGTTGCTGGTCAACTTTAAGCTGGGCTTGTAATGTCGACCTTCTATACTTGTCCTCTGCGCCGGTCATCTTGAGTAGCTCAAGCTCGCGGTTTAGCAGGCTGACAGACTCTTTACGGTATTGAAGTTCTTCTTGGTTAAATGTTTTTCGTAGCTGGTAATCTTTTCTTAGTTGTTCTTGTGTTTTATTTTGTATTGTTGGCTCGCGAGTCTGTTCTCCAAGCGCATTTCCTAGATCGCCTACTGCCAACGTAGACGCAAGAGGTGTTACATAAAGCGCTGCCTTAAGCCATTCAGGTATTTCAATCTTTGCAAGTTTGCCAAGGCTTTCAGCAAAATTAGCGACAAGATACGTTGCGCCTGTTAGGTACGGTAAAAGTGCGTTTTGTATCTCAGCCGCCATTTCTCCAAAAGTTTTCTCGATCCTTTTGCCTTGCTCGTTAAAAGCAGTAAGTCGTTTTACTGCATTTGGGCCCAGTGTTTTATTGATTTCATCGAAAGCTACCTGTTGGGCCTCAACTGCTTTCCCTGATTCAAGCAGGCTCTTTACAAGCATCTTGCTTGATTCGTCCACATTAAGCCCCGCTTCTCCAAGGGCTTCCAATGATTCTGCAGGTGACTTAAGGCTCTGAGCAAGCTTCGTTGTGCTAGCAATGAATTCATCAAAGATCTGACCAATCGCACCACCGAGGATCTGACCGCCAAAACCTTTTCCGAAAAAGGAACCTCCGACACTACCGATGACCGAGCCCGGTCCAGCACCAAACAAGAGTGGGAAGCCTGCGCCCAGTGCCAAACTTTCTGCAAAGTCAGCACGTTTCTTTTGAGCCGCTTTTTCCTGATCGGCAAGATACTTGATCCTCTTTCGACGTGTGTTGTAACTCTGTAAATCCTTCTTAGCTCGTAGTTCCGCTGTTTCATTGATGAGTTTTTGTTCAAGCGCAGCTAGTTTGCGTAACCCTGCGGTGCGAGCCTGGATAGGACCGGCAGCAGTGCGCGTTGCGCTCGGGTCTCCAACAAGTCGCGCAGCTTTACTGGTAGCTTTTTGAGTTGCTTCAAGCGCACGTCCCACCTGATTGAAAATCGGTGGAAGTGATTGTGCCTTGGCTGCTTGGGCGTTTAATTGCTCTGTGAACTGTCGACCGGCCTGCAGACCTTTGTCTATGTTGGTATTCAGGTCACCGTAGTAGTTGCTCAGCCGCTTGATGCCACGACCCGCTGCGTTCAGCATCTCGCTGCTGGGCAGCATCAGAGGTGCTTGCCCATACTTATCATCCAGACCTTTCGCAAACTGCTCGATCTTTCGCTGGCGGCGTGCCACCGCTTTGTCAATTGCTTGCTGATCGGTGTTGACCTCGGAAGCCGACCTGCTGAAGTCGGCGAAGCCCGACCCGGCACGGGAAGCGCGGCTGCGAGCCAGGTTTGTGCCGACACGGGATTGGTTGTTGAACTCTTGTTGTGCTCTAGCCGATCGTTTAAGAAGCTGTTCCTGCCGGAACAACTCGTCGTTCAACCTTTTGGTTACACGGTTGTACGCATCAGCCGTGTCGGACGCTTCTTCAGTGCTGGAATTTACGTTGTCTAGTTCTCGGCGTATGAGCTGCTGGCTTTCTCGGAGCTGACTTACAATGTCTGTTGTTTTTCGTATTTTTTGTATGTAGCCCTCAAACGAAATCCCAGTTTCTTTTACCCTGGGACCAAATACGCTGAAAAGTCTTTCTGCTGCTCTTAACTTACCTAAAGCTTTTTCTATAGCCGGCTCGAATGCAATAAAAGCAGTCGTGGCTGTAGCAATACCAGCGGCAGTAGTTAATCCGCCCGAGCCCGCACTCTGAAGTGCCTGCACAAATGGCTCTATACCTGATGTTGCCTGGCGTAAAAGCTCCCCCAACGCATTGATCTGAGGTAGCGGGGCGCTTACGTTCTTACCAAAAACCTGAAAAGAAACAGCTGCTTTCTCTAAAGATTGACCCAGCGTATTTATTGCATCCGCACCAGCAAGAGCCCCGCCTGCAACTGCAAGCCCCTTAAGTGCGTTTGAGGCTCTTTTTGCGCTCTCGCTTATACCTTTTGTTAGTTTTTCAAACCTGGTTAGGTCTCTAGCTGGTGGAAGTAACCTCTGCGCTACCCCTCCTACTTCACCACTACCACCTAATTGGATGTCTCTAGCTTTGTCACGCAGGCGATTTAACCGTTTCTCCAAGCGGTCGATCGCCCGCTCTACTTTTCTGCTTTCAACGCTTACGCCGATTTGGGCGTTGAACTCAGCCACGAGCCGCCGGTAGCACTACTTGTAAGTCTAGCGGCGGCCCGATTTCGCCTTTTTCATCGCTTGTTCCTGTTCCTCGTTGAGGTACTGAAAATAAAGTGACCAAATCCATAATTCTTCTTCGGTCACTTCGTTCCAGAGGCGGCTAAGGGTCATTCCTAACTCCTTAGCCACCCCCAGACTCAGCAGAAGCCATTGATCGCCCTTAAGCTCCTTCGCTGCTGCTTTTCATGTCGAGAGGATCCTCTTCCTCCTCGTCAGCGCCCAATATCGCTAGCATCAGTTTCTGGAGATCCGAATCGCGGATGTCGTTCTTCAGAGCGGCGACATCGCCAGGAGCAAATAGCCTCTGCCCGTTCTCGTCGGTGGCCTTGTTGATCAGGAGTTGCAGTGCAAACGCTCCGGCATCATCAGAGCGTGCGTTTTTCTTAGCGCGGTCCCGCTCTGCGGCAGTTAACGGGGTTGTCCACAGCACTACAACGTCGCCGTTGTGCAAAGTGATCTCCTTCTTTACTGGCTCAAGGGCTGCTGCCTTACGAAGTCGGTCGATGAAGCGGGGTGCGCCAGCCATAAATTCCTCTAGTACACCACAATTCTAACGTGCTACTAAAAAAGCCCCGCCGAAGCGGGGCTAAAACCTTGCGGTTTTATCAGGTAATGTCGTTGCCGAAGATGCTGGTGGGGTTGATCACCGTGAAAGCCAGCT